ACCATGTGGCCATTTTCATACCCATCGGTCGATGTAGATGGTAATGCATACCGACCATGTCTAAAACGTCAGCATTGAGCAATCTAGGCGCTTGTGTGATGAAAATAATATCGAGCATCTCAGCATGTCGATGCGTCTGGAGAAATTCCACCTCAGGATGGTTTGCATTCTTAACAGGATGCTTATATTTTTTTGAAAAGTGGCTAATCTTTTGAGCTTCATCGATCACAACAAGAGACCGTGGCGGGTAATCCTCAAAACTCGATTTTAGTGGTTGAGCTGTATCTAGTTTAAGACCATCGATATTAGAAAAAATATTCCATGGTTCTGCTTCATTTGCACGTGCAAATATCTCTTTTACAGCCCATAAAGTTTTCCCCGAGCCAGGCGTAGCAGTAAGTAAGTAAATCATTATTTTTTATCCTAATTCTTGATAGCAGTAAGTGAAGAACTTGAAATAATTGCTCTGGCGATAAATGCAGAAAAAATAATTGAAACGCATTGATCTAGACCAGCCACCCCAACAAGACCAGCCAAATTACCAACAGCAAAGAAGCCAGACATAAAGCGATCTAGCAAGAAGTTGATAATAGTTAAAACAATTGTAGAAGCAACAAGTGAAAGACCCGCACCCGCGAGCAAACGTCTAAGAAATCCTGAAGCAAGAATTTCACCAACAAACTTAAATAAATTACCCACCTTTAGCCGCTCCTATAACGATGTAAGCCGCATAGATATATGAGCATGCAACAAGTGCAGGCTTAGCCAATTCAAGAACAGAACAAACAGGCTGAAGGCTTAAAGAAAATGAAGTAGTAACCCCAAGAACGGTAATTGTTTGAGGCTCAGGTGTTGGACATTTATCGTCTACAGAGAATCTATTTGTATTGAAAATTGAGAAATCAAAAGTACGCTTATCTTCTGTGTCTAGCTTAGTTTCATCGTATGTATAAGCCTTAGTTTCTCTATTAATCCAGTCATCCCACTTAGTAAATTTCTCTAAGAATGTTTTAGGAAATTCGATAGCAGCTTGAGCAGCTTGGCAGACGGTTGGCGCCCATTCACAAAAGACAGGAAACTCAAGTTTTAAATCAGTTGTATCTTTTACAGTTTCACCTGTATTTGGGTCTGTTTGGTCTTTTGTAGCTTCGCCTGTTGCAGTGTTTGATGTAGGGATAGACTGTGTTGAATTAAGTTGTTGAGTAATAGTAGATGCAGGAACAATTTGTTTTTGTTCGTCTTCTTCTAATGCCGTATCAGCAACAGATGAAACAAAGGCTTTTCCTTCAGGTTTTTCTGCAATTGCATCTGAAATGATTTGAGCTGCTACAGCGTCATAACCTAATCTTTTTGTTTCACCAGTATTTGGCGGAGCCACAGCGTTAGGATCATATTTAGGATTAATAGATGCAGATACTACATAACTATTAGATACACCCTTACTATCAACGATGTAACAACGATAATTCGTTGCATTTTGTTGAACCATTGATGTCAGTTGAGTCTTTGTCACTTCAGCAAGGTTTTCACAAGCAGACTGAGGAGTAAAAAAGAAGGTATTTTGTAAACCTGAATTTCGCCAGAGATTGTTTATTGTTGGTGGGCAATCAGAAAAATCTAGTTTACAGTTTTTAGCGGGAGGATTTTCACCCGGAACCTTGTAGACGACTTCATTATTTGCAGGATCCATGACGTAATCAACAGAGCCAAGCAATGCTTTAATTGCCAAATCAACAGCTACAACAGCACCAACCCTTACAATCATTTTAGAAACTTGACTAGCAGCGGGCGTAATCGTTGCAACGCCTTTAGAAGTATAGTTTTTACCGTTTAAAACAACATTCTTGGCACCGTCATAAATTGATGTAGCACCACTTACAATCCGCTTGGTAACACTCCAACCTTCAGCACCAACAGTAGTCGCATTTGCAGCTTGTAAAAAGATGAAGTTAGGCGCAAGAGCAACAAATAACGACAACAAAAATATATTTATTCTATGAATCATAGTTATTTCCTGAATAGCAAGTAAAAGACTACTGTCATCAAAATCAGGTAAAAGAAACCAAACGACATTTAAGACCCCCTAAAACAGATTCGGGAGCCGAAGCCCCCGATTTTCTTAAACCTATTAGGTTCGATTGAATGCTTGTTTTACATAGCCCCAAACAACAATTGTCGCTTGCGGTACGATTTTGGCTGCCCCAATTAAACCGATTACAGCTACAGCAGTACCAATAATCGTGATACCCGCAGATGCATCTACATCGGCAAATGCTGCACTTGATAATGCAGTTGCACCAACACCAAGAATTACCTTCTCAGAGCTAGTCATTTGACGTGGTTGTTTAGTTTCTTCAACTTGGTTAGTTGCTTTAATTTCCATGGTTTTTACCCCTTTTTAAACATGTCGCTGATGATATTGGCTACCCAAACACTAGCGAACACTACGAGAATTTGACTGAGCAAGGCATTTGCGTCAGTCACTGAGATGTTCAAAAGATCAAAATCTTCTTTTGCAACATATGTGACACACGTTGTCTGATTGTTTACTTGAGCAATCTCTTTACAAACGTATGTCGTCATTCTTATTACCCCTACTAAAAGAGCCACTGGCCACGCTAAAACAAGCGTTCCCCAAAGCCAGTGGAATCCTATTTACACTTATAAAAATGAATGCAATAACTTGAGTGTTTTATGAACTCTGCACCGCACTTCTTGCATTTATAAATGTAATCTGTCATAGTTAAATTAACGTAAGTTATTGATTTAATTGACATATTATACATTATACGTCATGTTATATATCTAACACTTTGATACTATTAAGCTTTTAGCTCAGTCGCTTTCTTTTCTTCAACCTGCAACGGCTTACCATCACCAGTAGTCTTATAAAAAATGTTGCGGTCCATCGCTGTCATTTCGATTGGTAAATAAATTTCACGACCTTTATAAGACATATAGAAATCTTTCATGTGGTGATGATCTTCAACGACTTTAACGTTCTGTGAACATGGAACCCACTGATCAAGACCTTTGTCATAGCGTTGTGATTCAAACACCAAACGCATGTTTAAGCCTTTCTCATTTGTAGAAAGATCAATATTAAGAAGCTTTGCTTTAAAGATAATTTGAGACATATTTAGCACCTATTAAGCGATTTTTAATTCACGCTGATTAAAAGTAGAAACTGGTTCGATGAAGTTGCTAGGAACTTGATTTTCAAAGTTAATTTCAACGAGTTTAAGAAATGGAATAATGTTTGATTTAGATTCAACATGAAGATTCTGTAAAAAGGCTTTGGAATACCCAGCAGCTATTAAATCAGCCATATATTGGTAATACTGACGCTCACCATAACGTGTCTTCATAACCTCATAACCGTTCATTTCTAATGCACAGTAAAAATTGAAGACATTACGAGCCTTAGTAAAACTTTGACGGCCTTTAGCTGTCACAGTGCCAAAAACATTACAGAGATTTTTAAATACAGTATCGTGGTCAGTAGCTTTCATGGCTGTACCCTCTAGGGCTTTAAATAACTGAGCGTTTGCTTTAATCCAGATATCACGTAAAAAATTAGGGTTAGAGCGTTGATAACGAATAAGTTCAAATAAATTGGTCGGAATACCGAGTTCTTTCATAACGTAGGCTTTAATGCCTGTTTCAAACCGCAAGAGACCTTTAACCCACTGTTGTAAATCTGGATCTGACATAACAGCTACAACACGTTGAGCGCATTTATCATTTGCCTTAGCAAGCTTCATTTGCTCTTCAAGTTGAGACTGAAATTCAGCAGATTTACCGTAAACCTTACGGGCAAAACGTTTACAACGTTCAGAACCGTAATAATTAGTGTTCTTATAGGTAACTTGCTTGGTTGATTTACGGATATGTTGAGTCGTTACATTGCGTAAAAAATCAATAGCATCAGCAACTTGGTTATCATCACGTAAACGTGCTGAATAAGTTGCATCTAACTGTTTAACTTCCGTCTCACCAATGGCCAACATACCGTAAAGTGTTGGGTGCGATTCAGCTAAATAGCCGAGCATTTCAAGCGCACCCTGCTCTATCCAATCCGTTCCAAACACATTATGACCCTGCAAAATCTTCGCAGGACTGGCTTTAAGTTCAACATAAGGATAAGTACGACCTTCATGGAAAAACTTAAAAGCCATCTTCGTGTAAGAAGTCGGAAGTTTAGAATATGCATGATTCAGAACCTGATGTTTAACGTTCCCATCTTCGTCCTTGAATACATCGTAAGAGCCAACTCTTAAACCAAGGTCTAGCAGATCAAAACCAAATACACAGTACCGACCTTCGCTATCGATATCGACTAGCGAGGCATCAACTGGTATGTGCATCACGATTTTGTCTAACATTTCCCCACCATGTAAACATGCATGCATAAATGCAATGGAGAGAATTTACCACAGTGATACACGCATGCACAATACATGCATGCAAAAATACATGTATCATTTTCTACATTCTAGGATTTGGGAATTTCGGTATGGTACAAAGCGTTAGGCTTAACGACAAAGAACAGGAAGAACTAAGAAAGAAAGCTGTTGAATTGAACAAGGCATTAATTGCTAAAGGTCAACAACCTATTCGAGACAGTGAGTTGGTTCACATTTTAATTGAAAGTGGATTAGATCTTGTAGAAATTAGTAACAGCGGCAAGTTACACATACCCAAATAAGTAAAAAACTCCCAAATTCGGGAGTTAAGTCCACACTAGAAACAGAAAAAGTGCAAAATTCCGCAGTTAAGTCCACACTAGAGAAGGTGGACTTTTTTTACATCCGGAGGCGGCTCTCTCCTCCTCCGCCTCCTCGTTCCTCGTCGTTGTCGTCGTCGATCACAGCCTTAAAATTCGCATAATGCAGATTGATGTTAAAAAGCCCCGTGAGACTGCATAATCTTCTCACTGGGGCTTAGTAACATAATCTGGACATCACATTATACGAACTTTCAGACGCTAAAATAATCCTAATAAATGTAAGAAGTAGATATAAAGAATTCCACAAAAAAGGGCGAATATAAAAAAGGTTTTATCTGTCATATTTTGCCAATACCCCAAAAATTACAAGTGTTGATTTTATTCATTTTTTTAATCACTGGTTTCAGCTGCAGTGCATCGAGCACTTGTAACATTATGCCAATTACTCCTCGTCCCAGTGTTGCTGCAAATGTGCTTCATAATCCTCTTTTAAAATCAGATTTTGACACATATCGCAGGGAGTATATTTAGTTCTTATTGTCTTCAGTGCAGGCATATTGTCAGATCCACCTGCTCCAAAAATAGTGAAATAAATATCTGTTAATTCACCCAATGTTAGATCAACAACAATGGGAGTTTTATTATCAAGATCATAGTATTTAATTGTCATATACCACCCGTCAAAGTGTCTAGACTACGCCTTGAGACACTCAAAAATTGTACAAGATTTAATTGTTTACTCGATGTGTCTCAATTCCCCTGAAGACACTTTTCTATACAGCTACGTTACATCAAATAGTCGGTTTTTGTAATCAACGAAGAAGATTTCAAATTAAGCCTTGAGCCTTGGCTAGCTTATATTTAGCTATAAATTCATCATCTTCACTCTGAGTAGCTGGAACTACTTGAGGAACTTGCTGCATAACTTGTTGCTGCTGTGGTTGCTCGAAGTAATTGAACGGTCTATCGCCTTGTTCTATCAGCTTCTTGCAGTCTGAACTGCTCACATCATGCAAAATAGTACCTTGCTGTGTGTAGGCGACATATCTTCCATTTTTCTTGATACAACCACTAAATACAGGCTTGGTTGTTGCTTCATACTGTATCTGACTAGCATCAACATCATACGGCTTATTTGGATTGTATTTAATTGCAATTGTCTGCATATCATTTTGAGTTAAAGCAAGATTTTGCTGATCCCTTTTAGCTTTGAACTCAGGGTCTAAACCTTCTCTACACATATCGGCAGACCAACCAAGCTGTTTAACGCATTCATCCACTTTCTTTTGTAGCGGATCGGCAGCTTTGGGAACCTCAGTTTTAATTGTTTTAGGTTCTTCAGTCTTAGAGTCTTGCTGTTTAACGTAGAAATAGCCCGCAGCAATTAACGTTAAACATAGCATCCAAATACCTTGAACTAACTTAGCGGGCAATCTGATTTTGCCGTGAGTATCAGTACCGCCCTTTGATGACGTATACATAGAAAACAGATGTTTAGGGTAACTAAACGTACCTGTGTCTTCTGCATCACCTTTTACTGACTTGGTATTAGGATTTAACTGGTGATACTTCCAAAGCCAC